GTAGTACTATATTCCATTCTAGCTTGGATAGCAAATCTTGTAAATGCACCTCTTTTAGTTTATTTTCTTTTAAATACTGATGAAGTTCCTCGGTATCTACTACAATAAATTGATCTTTCATATCAAAGACCATTTTATCTGCTTTAGTTCTAAAAGAGCCTCCTTTGGCATTGTTTTTTAAAGGACGTAAGTCAAATTTTAATAATTGATTATGTAATACACCTTCAGCGTCCCATAACTCATTCTTTTTTTGTTTTAAACTTGCTAATGTAATATTTTTTAATTTTTTGTAAAAATTCTTCATTTCTTATAAAGGAGACAGTAGGTATGGTGGATTACTGTCTCCATCATAAGATTACATTATCGTTTAAACCAAGAGGGAAGACCTAAATGTGGACGCTTGTCAAACATATTATCTTTCGCTCCAGGTGTTTTACGGTTGTTATAATGCAGAAATGCTTGAGCACAGTCTTTACCTTTAAACTTTTCTCGCCAATGCTCTAGTTCACAACCAGAATAGACTAACATGTCTCCTGGTTTTAAATCTACTTTAATACCTTTTTTGCCAACTTCTCCTGATGGCTCTAAATAAATAGTCCAATCATCACCCCCTAAATTCATAGTAGTAGATATTTCACAACTAAATCTATCTTTATGTCTTTTAAGAATATCACCTTTTTTATAAATCCTTGCATAAGTATAAGCTGGATATAGTTTTAATCCTGTAGTCTTTTCCATAATAGGTTGACACTTTAACATTAAAGTTTCCATAGCTATGTCAGAATAGTTTGAATAGGTATGTGGGATTTGACTACCAGCTCCTTCATACTCACCTAATAATGTTTCATAAGGTGAAATGTATCTAGCATTAAGACAGGTATCTAATACTTGTCTTTTCATATGAAAATAATTGTACAAGAATAAAGCTAAATCTTTATCTATTGCTTGTTTTATAATTACGTATTTATTTTTTTTAAACGACATCTTTAGATATCTCTTTTGGTACTGCTTGAATATTCCAATGTATAAATCTAAAAGGTTCTATTCCAAAATCTACACTAAATTCGTGTTCTAAATAACCTGGAAATATAATTAATGTTCCAGGTTGAGGTTTAAAATGAATTAGCTCATTACCATTAAGAATCTCTTTTAGATTATTTTTCATTTTTAATTTAGTAGATCTAGCCCCTGTTCTTGGTTCATGAAATATTGGCATCGATGTTTTTTCACTTGCTTTTAAAAAATAAAATCCAGATACATGTTGGTTCCAATGAACATGCGCTGAATGATGTCCACCTTTTTTAGCAAACTCTTGTACCCATAGCTCACTAAATAGTGTAGTGTATTGTTGCATATCAAAACCTTGGTGATCTAAATATTCCCAAGACTTTTGACCAATGTAATCTCTAAAATCTCTAAAATCATTATCTAGTGTTAGTGGAGTTGAGTGATAGCTTCTTCCAAAGTCCCCAAACTTTTTTATGTGTTCTTTAGCTTCAGGAGAGTTTTTAGCAGCTTTAATATATTTATTAGATGCTTTAGTTAAAGATTTTATAAATTCTGGTTTTTGTTCAGACCAAATAGTTGTGTTAAAGTAATTATTTATATTCATATTATTTAAATGGATACCCTATGTTCCACATAACCAACGAATATCTCGTTCCTTTTGTGACTGGTTTTACACGGTGCCATACAAATGATGGAAACACAATGATAGATCCTTTAGGAAGTATCTCTTTTGCTTTTTTCAAATGTTTAGCTTCTTCTCTCATATGCGGATCATAGTTTCTAAAATCAAATTCTAGTTCCCCACCTTCATATTCTGAACCATCTGTTAATTGACAAGTCATAGATAGTTTTCGAATTTTACCGTGTTCTGGAGTATTTGGTTTATCATAAACTTTATCAAATGAATCACAATGCCAATCATAGTATTGATTGAGTTTGTATTTTGTAAACTGACAAGACTCTGATCTATCCCATTCATAGTTCCAACCAGCAGCTCTATTAGCTTGATGGATGTATGGGTGTAATTCTCTATAAATCCAATTGTCATTTAACCAAACTAAATCAGAGTTTCTTTTTCTTTTCATATCTCTAACTTGATCTTTTGTTAATTCTTTATCACCATAACCACCTGTTCTTGCCATAGTTTCTGCTTGAGTTAACCCGTATTTTATAATGTCATCACATATTTTTGGAGGTATAGCTGATTTAAAATACCAGTAATAATTAGATATATTCATAGGTAATAGTCTGTATAAAATTTAAATTATCTTTTTGATTATTAGTGATGTAATACATATTGGTAGAGGGAAACATAATGAACATATTATTCTTTAATTCTATATCCCAACTTCTTCCCTTACGTCTATTGTCATTATAATGAATTCTAACCATACAACTTTCAACTTTAACACCATAGAGTAAAGTATAATCTGGTGAGTGTTTTAAATCTACTGGATCTATATTTAATAAGGGAAGACTTGCTTGTTGAGGTTTATAAATATCACCCCATGTTTTTTTATTAATTAAATTTAAATTATATTTTAAATTAATATGATCTTTTATGTAAGTATTTAACTTATCCCAAGTTCTTGAAAATGAAAATTCTTCATTTGTTAAATTAGAATGCAAAATTTGATGAGCTATTTCATTTTGATCTATCTCCCAATATTTTGGCATGGAGATATCTCCATAATATAATGACTGTTCTGTTAATACTTTCTTTTGCATACCACATCCTTTTATAAAGGATGGTATTATAATGTCAATATGATTAAAAAGAATTGATCTAAATCAATTATATTGAAGGGAGGACAACTAAATCCCAAGATTGACTGGATTCATTCCAGTTATAATTGTATCTATTATCTGTATCCTCTATTTGTTCTGCTGTTAAAACAGGTGCATCACCAATAGGTGATTTCCAAGAGGCAGATTCTAAATGTTTTACCCAAGACGGATAAGGTTTTGGAGATAAAAAAATATTATTTTCTGTATCCCAAATACAACCAATACCTGCATAGTTTCCTCTTAAAGCAGTTCCACCATTTTTGTGAACATTGGCAGTTGTATTATAAGAAGTTTGAATCCAAAGTTCTGCAGGCCAATTATTGTGTTTCTCTAAATAAGCTTGTCCTACAGTTTCATCTTCAACACCATTAACATCGTGTATGTCGGTATTATTTAATGTTAATACTGTAAGTACTTCATTATTTTCTGATATTTTTGCAAAGTGTGCCATAATTTTATCCTATTGAAATTTATATCTTAGTACTACTACTCCACTACCACCATTTCCTCCTCTAATAGTTACTGGAACACCAGATGATCCACCACCTCCACCTCCACCTTTATTAGTCGAACCATTCATATCGTTTGCATTAGTTGTACCATTATTACCTGAAGGTCCTCCCCCGCCTGAACCCCCTGCAAAAGTAGAACCATTATTATATCCACCTCCACCACCACCACCGGCATAAGCTGTTGGGCTACCTGAAATTGAAGTTGTTGCACCTCCACCCCCTGTACCACCATTGGTATTTGGAGAAGTAAAGTTTTGAGAACCAGCAACAAGTGCCCCACCACCACCACTGGCACCACCACCTGAACTCGGAATTCCAGGTGAACCATTTGTACCTTGAGCTGGACTAACGGGAGGAGTATTTCCTGCTCCGCCTGCTGCACCATTTAAATTTACACCACCACCTGATCCACCAGGAGCGCCAACATTATTACCAGCACCTCCACCACCCCCGGCTGATGTTATACTTGAAAAACTTGAACTACTACCTCTTGTAGGTACGCCTGGACTTGGATAACAAGTAGTCCCTGCTCCACCTCCTCCAACTACAATTGGATAGGTACCTCCTGTAATGCTAATTGCTGCAGCTGGGGATGCTCCCAAAGGGGAAACTGAGTAGGAACCTGTAGCTGTACCCGGGGATTCTCTATATCCTCCTGCTCCTGCTCCTGCACCACCATTTGCACCTAAGGGATTAAATGAAACATCTCCTGCTCCACCCCCTGCTATAACTAAATAATCAACATCATTATTTCCTGGAACTGCACCTGCTGTAACAGCAAAACTTCCTGATCCTGTAAATGTATGAATTTTATAATCACCTGATTCTGTTATTGTCCCACCTGTTGCTATAATAAAATCTGATATCACTCCTCCAGCACCAAATCCTCTTACAGATCCTGCTCCGAATGTTGATTTTAAAGGCATCTTTCTTATCTCCTTATGTTACGCAAACTGTGTTTGCGATGCTAAAACTGTAAACGTTGCGCTTGCAGTTTTAA